GACGAGAACGGTGGCCTTGGGCTGTCTGAAGACGAGATAGATTACTTGCTGGAGAACGACATCGCCAGAGTTCGTCAGGAATTGACGGATACCTACTTCTGGTTCCCGGCTCTTAACGAAGCGCGGCAGGATGCAATGATCGACATCAGTTTTAATCTCGGTCAGACAAGGTTGCGTGGGTTTGTCAAAGCCGTTGAAGCTATGTCCCGCGAGCAGTTCGACATTGCTGCTGATGAGTTTATGGACAGCCGCTGGAGCCAGCAGGTGGGCAGTCGTGCAACAGAAGTCACTGAAATGATACGAACTGGGGAGTATCAGTAATGCCTTTGCAAAAGTTTATCTTCAACCCTGGCATCAACAAAGAAGGCACAGACTACACTGCAGAAGGCGGTTGGTTTGATGGCAACTTGGTTAGATTTCGCAAAGGCTTGCCAGAGAAGATAGGCGGTTGGCAGAAATATATACAAGCTTCTTATGAAGGCACTGGTCGCAAGCTGCACGGATGGGTAGACCTCGACGGCACAAAGTTACTCGGCCTTGGCACACGGAACAAGCTGTACATTCAAGAAGGCGCAAGCTACAACGACATTACACCTATCCGAAGCACAACTAGCGCTGGAGATGTGACGTTTGGTGCAAGCAACGGCTCAAGCACCATAACAGTTACAGACACTGGCCATGGCGCGGTAGAAGGCGACTTTGTAACTTTCTCTGGAGCTGTAAGTCTGGGCGGCAATGTCATTGCTGCAGTGTTGAATCAAGAATATCAAATACAAACTGTGCCCAGCACCAGCACATTTACCATCACGGCAAAAGACACCAGCGGCAATACTGTAACCGCAAATGGTAGTGATACTGGGAATGGCGGCGGTAGTGTTGTTGGCACATATCAAATCAACTCTGGACTTGATGTATTTGTAGATGGCACGGGCTGGGGTGTAGGCGCCTGGTCATCAGGCGCTTGGGGTTCTACAACTTCAATTACAGATTCTAATCAGCTGCGTCTGTGGTCTATGGATAATTTTGGGGAGGATCTTGTTTCAAACCCAAGAGGCGGCAGCGTCTATTACTGGGACAAAACAGATGGTTTGACTACAAGGGCTGTGCAGCTATCTGGCATCACTGGCGCAAACTTAGCACCTACAAAAGGCTTGCAAGTCATCGTGTCTGATATTGATAGACACGTTCTTGTTCTTGGTGCAGACCCAATAAACGCTGCTGGCACAGCAAGAACAGGTTCTATTGACCCACTATTGATTGCATTCTCAGATCAAGAAAATGCAATAGAGTTTGAGCCTTTGGCAACCAACACTGCTGGATCGTTAAGATGCTCTGCTGGAAGTGAGATCATTGGTGGCCTTCGCGCAAGACAAGAAACGTTGATATGGACTGATGTCGCACTGTACAGCTTACAGTTTATTGGGACTCCTCTTACCTTTGGTTTGAACCTAATTAACGAAGGTGTAAGCCTGATAAGCCCAAATGGCGCGGTGAACACCCCGTCTGGCGTTTACTGGATGGATAAAAAAGGTTTCTACACATACACGGGTAACGTTTCCCCCGTTCCGTGTTCAGTAAAATCTTATGTATTTGACGATTTAAATGAAGGCCAAGCTTTTCAAGTATTCGCGTTTGTAAACAAGCAGTTCAACGAGGTTGGTTGGTTCTATTGTTCTGCCGACTCCACATCTATCAATAGGTTTGTTGCATACAACTATCAAGAACAAACGTGGAATATTGGACAGCTTGCAAGAACGGCTTGGTTGGATGAAGGAATCGTTGAGTTTCCTCGAGCGGCTGGAATAAATAGCGACTCAAACAATTGCTTGTTTCAACACGAAACAGGCAATGACGATGATGGCAGCCCAATGACAAACGTGTTCATTGAATCTGCTGACTTTGATATAGGAGATGGCGAGGAGTTTCAGTTTATTCGTCGCATGATCCCCGACATTAAGTTCACTGGCACAGGTGGGTCTGACCAAGTAATCAACGTTGTTATGAAGACTCGCAACTTCCCAGGCAGCGATCTCACCACCGATCAAACTACAGCGATTACTGGATCAACAACCAAGGTGGATACAAGGGCTAGAGGCCGACAAGCCGCTGTCAGATTTGAGTCTGACGATGATGCAGCAAACGATGCTCAACTAGGCGTTGGCTTTAGAGTGGGCGGAACTCGTCTTGACATACAGTCTAATGGTCGAAGATGAGCAAGGTTCTTAAAGGCAGACTGCCTCTTGTTAACAGCGATAATGGTGTTGATGGGACAACATTTAACAGAACAGTTCGCCTGCTAGAACTTAGCCTAGATTCTTTTGATCCAGACTCCACCGCGCAATTCACTGAAAACAAAAGAGATACTTTAAAGTTTAACGCTGGTGATCTAATCTGGAACACGACTATAAATGCTTTGCAAGTGTATGATGGCGATCAGTGGATAACTTTAACTAGCGCCAATCTTTCATTAGAAGCACAAGGTCAAGTTGGTTCTGTTCAAGTTGTAAATGAAGGAGCAATCGTAGTGAGTGTAGGTTCATGACAAAACTATGTGCACGAGGCAAGGCTGCAGCCAAGCGTAAATTCAAGGTTTACCCTTCTGCGTATGCAAATGCTTACGCAAGCAAGATCTGCGCAGGCAAGATCAAAGATCCATCTGGCGTAAAGCGCAAAGACTTCAAAGGGCCAAAGCCAAGAAACATGAATGCGGGAGGGTTTGCTGCTAAGCGCGCTCGCGTAATAGACCCAAGAGGATTTAGTGGCATGCTGCCTAACAAGCGCAAGCCAACTAGGATCGTATGAGTTTAAAAGAGTGGTTCGGCAAAGGCCCAAAAGGTGATTGGGTCGATATTGGAGCACCGAAGAAAGGCGGTAAGTTTCAAAAGTGTGGCCGTGCCAAGGTAAAAGGCTCAAAGCGTAAGTATCCAAAGTGTGTGCCTAGGTCAAGAGCAAACTCTATGACTGAAGGGGAGCGGCGTAGCGCTGTTACGCGCAAGCGTGCAAAGCCACAAGGTGTGGGCGGCAAACCGACCAACGTAAAGACCATTGTGAAGAAAGCAAATGGTGGCGAAGTTCGCCGTAATCACCGTGGATGTGGTGCTGTTATGTCAGATCGACGTAAGCGGACTAGGTATTCCTGATGTTTAGACGATACGCAGAAGAGTTCAACGGTGGCGGTGAAGTCAAGAAACGACGCCGCGACAAGATGCCGAAGCGCAACAAAAAGAACTTTCGCCCTACAAAACAAGGCGCTGGCATGACAGAAGCTGGTGTAAAAGCGTATCGAAAAGCCAATCCGGGTAGTAAACTCCAGACTGCTGTTACGGAGAGTAAGCCTACAGGTAAGCGTGCAGCGCGCAGAAAGTCGTTCTGTGCACGATCTGCGGGGCAAATGAAGAAGTTTCCAAAAGCAGCAAAAGATCCTAACTCTAGGCTAAGACAGGCCAGGCGGCGATGGAAGTGTTAAGCAGGTGAGTAACTGATATGGGAATGAAGAAATCTGAAAAAGAAATTGTTGCTAGGCAAAGAGAGCTTGGCGATGTTACTTCTGGCGCATTACAAGATTTCAAAAAATCTGGCGGCTTTGAACGCTTTGCCCCAAGCCCTCTTCAAAGCGCAATGCCGCAATTAAAGGGCAGCACTTCTTTCTTGGGTGGCGCACCAAGCCCATTTGCACAGTCTTTAGCATATCAAGCTCTGCCCGGCATGACATATGCGAACCGACCCGGTACTACGACTGATTTTTATCCACAGACAAACATAGCCCCTGCTCCTTCCATGCCAGCCACAGGCGGTAATACCTTTCAAAGATCTGGCGAGGCTATAGAAGGCCCAGCGTTCAGGGGCAGAGAGATTAGCGAGGAGAACCAAAGGCTGATAGATGATCTTCTTGTTGCACAAAATGAAAGAGAATTTGAAGAGGGATTGAAAATAGAAGACTTCATCAAGTCTCGTGACATGTTGAACGATGGCATATTCAAGATAGAAGACTTTGAAGATTACATAGGTGGCGACAGCCTTATGATGGCCGCAGAGGGCGGCATTGCGAGTCTGCCCGTTTATATGAATGCAGGCGGAACTCTTGCTGCTCCCGGTCAAACACTAGGCGGCACTCCAGCTGGCGGATTAATGAGCCTTGAGATGGGTGGAGTTGGTGGCGCTGGAGTTGGCATGAATCCATCATCGCCTTCACCTGCTGATAAGCCTGCAGATACAAAATCATCTTCACAACGACAAAGCCCATACGCCAACATGACTAGAGAGCAGCTGATAGCTTTATTGGAAAAAGATAAAAAAGCTGATATAGGCAGCGAGCTTAAAAATTTAAGTCAAGCGTTAATGCCTCAAATATTGGCAGATGGAGGAGAGGCTTTCCCTCGCATGAACGGCCCAATATCTGGCCCAGGCACAGAGACAAGTGATGACATTCCTGCAATGCTCAGCGACGGTGAGTTTGTTGTGAATGCTAAAGCAGTAAGAGGCGTCGGAAGAATGAACGGCGCTGGCAAATCTAAAGAAGAACAACGCCGTGAGGGCGCTCGCATGATGTATGCCTTACAGAAGGCAGGCGAGCAAGCGATGAGGAAAGCATAATGGCTAGTACAGGTGTAACAGATACCAGCATCCCCGTTATCTTACCCCAAGCGGGGCAAACGTTTGCTGATCCAGCGATGGAGTTGGCGACAAGAAATATTCTTGCGTCTTACTTTGGAAGCGGTCAGCCAGGTGATCTGGGCCTCATGGGTCAGCCCATACCTATACCAATACAACAAGTCGCTGGCCTTTCGCCATTAGAGATTCAAGCGCGTAATGCGGCTCAAGGCTTAGGTGGATTTGGTGCTCAACTCGCAGAGGCACAAGATTTATTTAGGCGCTCTGGTCAAGGGTTTGATCCACGCTCTGCTGGTTTATTTGCAGACCCAAGAGCGCGTGCTTTGTATGAGCAAAGCTTGGGCCAGTATGACCCATCGATGGGCAGAGAGTTTGTAGACCAAGAAGCAGCAGACATTATGCGTCGATCTGCAGAAGGAATAGGCAGTGCGGCAGAAGGAATAGCTGGGCAAATTGGTGGAGCTCAAAGTGGAGCCGAAGAAGCCGCACAAAGAGCGCGTGCACAAACTGAGATGGCTGGTCGAGATTTGCGTTCTGCTGGTCAGATGGGTAGAGAGACAGCTCAACAGGGTATTGCGGGTCTCGCTGGCACTGGCGAGGAGTTCGATCCTGCAGGAATAGCTAGATTTCAAGACCCCTTTAACCAACAAGTTATTGAGGCACAACAAGCAGAGATCGCAAGACTAGGCGAACAACAGAAACGAGATGCGCGCGCACAGCAGATACGAGCAGGTGCATTTGGTGGGTCTCGAGGCGCAATACAAGAAGCTGAGATTGGCCGCAATGTATTGCAACAACAAGCTAAAACAGGCGCTGAGTTACGATCACAAGGGTTTCAACAAGCAGCACAACAAGCACAACAAGCCTTTGAGCAGGCGCAAGGACGCCGTCAGCAAGCCGCACAGCTTACTGGCTCATTGGGTCAAGCAGGCGCAGGAACTTCTCTACAGGCCGCACAGCAAGCAGGGCAGCTTGGTTTGAGCGCAGAGCAACTAGCTCAGCGAGGCGCGCTTGAAAGTGGTCAGCTTGGATTGTCAGGCCAACAAGGCATTGGTTCTCTTTTGGCAAGTCAAGCAGGAGTAGGTCAAAACTTAGGTCAGATGGGCATGCAAGGCCAA